ATGCCGCTGTTTGACAACCTTATCTATCTGGAAGCTGGCAATCCGCAGGTCAATCAGTACCTTGCCAACCTCAGCCTCAATGATGTGCCCGATGCCGGGCTGGTTTACGAACTGGCGGTCGATTGGCTGCTAGAGCAGCGCAACAGCGAAAACAACTACAAAACCTATCGCAGCGAACTGACCACTTTTTTACACTGGTGCTTTCGCGAGGCGGCCATCAGCCCGAAAGATCTCACTCGCCGCATCATGATCCGATATCTCGACTATTGTCAGTCCCCCCCTGACAAGTTGATCGCCTATCGCAACGTAGCGCAATTTGTCCTCGACAAGGAGTGGGGGGAGCGGTTACCCAACCCGCAATGGCGTCCGTTTTTAGGCAAACGGGAGCTGGGCCGCACCTTGCCCTATCGTCTTAGCGAGCAGGCGATGAAGACAAAGCTCGCCATCCTGTCGGCCTTCTTCCAGTTCCTGATCCAGGAGGAGTACATGGACAGGAATCCCGCTCTGCTACTGCAGCGGGTCAAACGGCCGCAACAGCAGGAGGCCGATGATCAGGTGCAGGCCTTCAGCGAATTGCAGTGGTCATACGTGATGCAGGCCGCCGATACCCTTGCCAACGACCATCCGGAGCAACACGAGCGCAGCCGTTTTCTCACCATTCTGATGTACGCCTGCTATCTGCGGATCTCTGAGGTTGCAGCCCGGCCAGGCTTTACCCCTGTGATGGGGCAGTTCAGGCGGGATCGCAAAACCGGCGTCTGGGGCTACTTTATTCCGCAAAGCAAAGGGGGCAAACGGCGTACCGTAGCGGTATCCCAAGCGCTGCTGGCGGCACTCGAACGCTACCGCCGCTTCCTCGGTCTCTCTCCCTTGCCGACACCGGATGAACAGACACCACTGTTCGTTCGCCATAAAGCGGCAGCACATGGTCGCGCTCAGGGGGAACTCAACGCCAACCTTGGAATTCGCCAGCTACGGGATTTGATCATGGTGATCATCGGTAAAGGCGCAGAATTGGCAGAGCAGGATGGATTTGTCCAGGATGCGGCCGAAATGCGGCAACTCTCTCCCCATGCGATCCGCCACACCGGGATCACCCATGACATCAACCTGCATGGGAGACCGCTTTCCCACGTACAAGCCGATGCAGGGCATGACAGCATCGACACCACTTCGAAATACCTGCACACCAGCAACAGTGAACGACATGAGAGCGCCCAGCAAAAGCCGCTGGACCGATTGAACCAACATGTGAGAGATAACACTCACAAGGACTAACGAACAACGTGACATGACCCTGATTTATATTGACTGCTCTTAGAACACAGAATGGCTTGTTTGGGATGTCATTGAAGTTGGTGCGGCGATGTCGTACTTCTCTGGATGGCAATCGGTTCAGGAAATATTTTTGGCTCACATGGATGATTCAGAACAGGCACCTTGCCATCTGCGGCATACATATTTAACTCGTAGCAGAGAAGCAAAAAACGAAATTGCTTGCTGAAACAACGAGAACCCCCGATGCCGAAAGCTAAGTAACATGCCGGAAGCAATCATATTCGGATTGAACAGCGCCTTGTTATCACACTTGCATATCCAGTCATCATTGGTGATATTGATGTCAATATTAACGAGAAGCCAAGGAGCGGATATGCAAGTGGCAGTGGTGGAAAAGACCTTCAGGATCGTTGGCAAAGGGTCGCTCATGGCCCAGTTCACCTTTATCTCTTCAGGCACACTGCATATCTGGTTTCCGGATGTGGGCCTGCAGATGGAGGCCCACTGCAAAGAGTTGCGTATCGAAGATTGCACCATTATCTATACCAATGGCCTCCATCATGGCCAGCCCAGAGCACTCTGGTCCTTAACCCTCCATCCCGACGATATGAACGAGCTCAAACGTATATTGCAGCAGTTTAACAGCAACCTCTACTTGACCTGCCAGCCACCCACATTGGCCATCGCCAAACGTGCCTTGAATATGAATTGACCCGACTTCCAAAAAAGTCGCAATCATGCCAGTCACAACAATAAGCCGTGAGGATTAAGGGGAGGGGAATCTATCGCGATAATCGGCATTTTTATGGCTGCTTTACAAGAAGGAGTATCAATATTTCCAGAGAGATACCTCTCAAGTAGGGGACAGATATTTCTAAGAATATTCATTGTAATAACGAGGGTTATAACTGTGAAAATCAAACATAACGTTCAATTAGTGAGGGGGATTCCGCACAACGTATTGATTTAATCGTGGACTTTTGTCTCAAAATGGGACATTTCGGTGATGTGGGGCAGGGCGGTTGCCTGTGTTATTCTGTTGTCGCTGCAAGAGCATCTGCAGGAGGAATCAACCAGATATTGTCTTTCTGCTTTGGGCAGTCAGATCGCTGGAGGTCTGTGTGTAGCCTCGATCTTGGTCGATTTCCGAACCTTTAAGCTAAGGAAAAGCTGCGGGCTACTGCTATCAATAAGCCTTGTTATCTCTCACAATAATGCCGATAACCCTATTTATCGGCATAAAGTAACCGTTACTTTATGTTGCTCATTTTTTGGTTTGAGCTATAATTAAGTGACAGTTACTAAATGGAGTGATGAACATGGCCAAGCAAAGGGAAGTGCAGCTCGAACTCGGTGTAACTCGTTCCCCTGGTCGTCCATGCCTGGGCGATGCACCTCTTACCCCAGCAGAGAAACAGCGCCGCTATCGTGAGCGTCAGCACCAGAAGAACATCACCGTTACGTTAAGTCGGGATGACGTAACCACCTTGAGCTCACTGTTGACGGCGGCCAAGTTCTACGGTCCTCGTATCGGTGTAGACCTGGACGCCAAGTCTGTGCAGCGCCTTATCGAGGCACTCGATGGGGCTTGTGGTGGCAAGGCTTTAAAGTAACAGTTACTGAATGTTGCTATTACATCCCGCGGTCACGACGACGAACAATGTTTGGCTCTTCAATGCTCGGAAGGCATAGCAGTATGGTTATCCCGATAATCGGGGTCAAAAAGATGGACACGTAGACCCAGCCAAACACATTTCGATTGAGCGAGTGCGCCATCATGCAGACGATTACAAGGTTAATCAGATAGAAACATATCCCTATGGTGATGGCGTTGGCGAATAAGTTGAGCATCATATCTTCCATGTGTCTCCCTACAGTTGGAGCTATTTGTATACCAGAGAACAGGGGCGAAAGCCCCTATAAGGCCGCCCACTGCAGTCCATTTTGTGGAAAGTGGTAGGTCGGCCGAAACTTCTTTGGAATCTCTCCCCGAGGCAGGTACACCCCCTTTCCTGCAAAACCGATCTTTAGTGCCCCAGGCAGAGCGCCGGTCGTAAGGGTTGAGTCGAAACGTCTGTTTGTTTCGGCGAGACCCTGCAGGCCATGGGCGCGGGTGGTGACTGCTGGATCCTCCTGTCGAAGACAAGCGACACTCAAGGTCTTCTGTCCTTTGTGGCTTGTGCGACTGCGCATAATGTGGCCGCGGTATTATGTTGAGGGTTTTCCCCCTGCGATAATCCCGAAGGGGCAGGGGGACGCGACTAGGCAGGGACGTGGGACGCGAAGCGGCATCGTCCCAACGACAGAGCGCCCGTAACATAATCCGCATTTATGCGCAGTGACAAACAGATCAAGCGACCTGAATCGGTAGGCTTGGGAAGGGATTATCTACTGCGTTCCCCCGGCCATGTGTTCCAATACTTTGTCCGCTAACGTCATGCTCTGGATCACTTTCTTTAGGGTATCTCTGGACTCTCCGCTCAACGTCTTCACAGCCTGCACAATATGCATTTCCTCTAGGCTTGCGTACTCCTTTACCTCACCAAACGCCAGCCAAGACAATTCTGTCCCCGTCACTTCTGCAATTTTTATTACATCAGCGAACTTAGGCTCAGTTTTTGCTGTTGCCATTCGCACTAATGTCCTAGTGCTTATGCCGGTTCTGTCAGCCATATCCTCGTAAGTCCCATACGCCAGTATGGTGTTCTTGATACGTTCTGCTCTTGCTACGTCTGCCATTTCATAATACCCAGCCAGTTTCATTACTTATCCTCCAGTCTAACACTGCCTTTTTGACTCGCTCGATTTGAGTGCCATTAATGTCACCGTACCAACGCCTTTTAAGGTTGACCCCATCTTACCCATAATGTACATTTGTGGCCATTAACAACGACACATTTGTCTATTGACAGGCCTTTTGTGATTGACCTTCTCAAGCTCGATTTACCCTTCAAAAGCGAATGGCAGTTGGTATCTCCAACGGCCGATCATCGCTCGGGGGTCTATATCGATCTGGAGCAGGTCGCTAAGCAGGGGAGGCTAAAGCTCTCCGCTATGGCAGTTGAGTATGAGATTGATGGGGATTTGACCGTTTCCGGCCTGTCCCATCCCTTCGAGTCACTGCCAAGTCACTTCGGCAGCCTTGCAATGAAGATCCATCAAGGGGGTAGCAACCGCCTTCCAGGTGTCGAACTCAAAGCCTCTCCAGCAAAACTGCTGCAAGGCCACAACGTATTCGGCCCAACGAGCATTGAGCTCTGCTCGACCGAACTGCTGGCAACTCTGGCATGTGCCTGCCCTGAACTGTTTGAAATGCTGGACATTCCAAACACCACCCTTGAATGGATCGATGTAACGTTCTCCGCCCGGGTGAATACAGAAGAGCAGGGGAAACAGGTCATTTCTGCACTCAAGAACATCCGTTCCGGACAGACCAAGCAGAGCAGGATGAACCGTGATCATGAAACCACTGCCGAGTGGAACACCGGCAGCCGTCATCGATCCCTGAAAGCCTATTTGAAGGGCCCAGAGTTCCAGCGTCAGCTGGCCGAATACATGAAACGCCTTCAAAAACAGCCGAAAAATGAATCACTTCGCCGCTGTGTTGAGGTCATGAAAAACCCAGCATTGCAGCTCTATGCGAGCCTCTGTGTTCGCTTTGAAGCCCGATTGAAACAACGGGCGCTGACCAAGCATGGCGTCCCGTTCAAATTGTTTGACGCCATCCAGTACCAAAAAGACTACGAGCAAGACGGCCGCTGTTTGATTGCCGATCTATGGAAAGCCGCATTTAAAGAACTGTTTGATGCCCTGGGGGAACAGCCCATGAAGGTCTACACCGACGACGAGATCCGCAACGCGCTCTACACCAGTTATCAGCGCATCACCCCGAAGGGGAACACCAGCTATGCCAAGGCCCAAAGGGTTCATGGCTTTTATCGCCGGCTACTCAATGAAGGGTATGAAACGGTTTATCGCAGCATGAGCAGAGAGACATTTCGCCGTCATTTGGCCGACCTGATGGCTGTAGGCCTCACCAAGGCACAATTACAAAACCTCTCTGGCGAAGCCTCCAATGTGGTACCGCTGATCCAGGTGATCAACATCGACTTTGGCCAGCAGCACCCCGATTGGTATGTCGAACCCGTCAGCACGTTAGACCGCATGGCCGCAGCAGCACAACCCACAGAGGTCGTCACGATTGAGCGAGATCCGTCCGGTTTACCCAAAGTAACCCGCACCCTCATCGAACCAATAGCAGGGGCAATGCCGCCTCGTGCTTATCCATCATCACCTGGGCTCCGCCTCAGGGCCGTCAGTTAAGGAGTGTCATTTATGCATCAAGGTGTTCTCATCCGTGGCCGTATGCTCGGCTCTCGTCAGCAAAACACACAGGGGCGGAACGGCCCTATCACTCGCCATGAAATCGGCATTGCGGTGAGCCGTTCGAATGGCTTTGGCGGCTTCCAGGAAGAACAAATCGTGATCCGTGTTCCCAACGCCCTTGCCCAAGCAGGCATCCCGCTGCAGGCCAACAGCATGATCGACAAAGTTGTCGAGATCCCTGTTTGGCTTGAAGCATGGTCTGGTCAGCGTGGAGCCAACGTGACCTACCACATGAGCAATGATGCGGCTCTTCGCGAAGTCACCTCACTTTCGCATGAGAAAAACAAGGTGTGATCGATGGCCCTCAAATTTCTCAAAAGACATATCCATTGTGAGGAGGGGACAACCCCTGTTCTAGAGGCTCTTTCAAGCGATAAACGACATTACTTCACCAGTTCGATACCTGGGATCATATTTCACTACGTTGATGATGACTTGGTATATGTCGGCAATACAGTTTTCAACACTGAGCAGGAATTGAAAAAGGTAATGAAGACTCTTTATCGCTCATGGGAATAACACCATAGGCAAAAATGGCTTATTGCATCGCTGTTAATGAGCAGGGGTTTCTGTATCAGACAGATATCCCTGTAAAAGAATGTTCCTCTATGATTATCCAAACCGTAGAGGAATATAAACAATCCACCGTTGATATAGCACCGTCAGATATCGCCATTATGTTTTCATGGGCGTTTGGCGCAGTTGTTGTTCTCGGTTGGTTTCCTGGCTTCGCTATCGGTGTAGCGAAAAAAGTAATTAATCTCTTGTGAGGTACTTATGTCTATTATCAAAAAAGCTATTCCTGTAATCATCGTTGCAGCTTCTGCACCGGCTTTTGCTGCCGGAGAAACATCGGCTCTTGACCAGATGTTTGCTGCTGTCAACTTGGGAACGGTTGTAACCTTCGTTGCAAGTGCCGGTGTCACTATTGTTGGCATCGCGCTGGCAACCAAGGGGATCTCCTTGGCCAAACGCTTGGTCAGCAAAGCCTAATGACCGCTTCCTTTGCCTATATCGTCTTCATGTCGTCAATTATTACGATAGGGGGACTATCAGGAATGGCGTTTGTTATGGGAATGAAGGGGGCATAAGCCCCCTTTTCTAACGGAAAGTTTCTCATGCGAAACTTTTAGCCACGCAAGCCAACTGTAATATGTTGTAGCGTTTTACAACATACAACATATTACAGCGCCATTTTCTCATGCGAAAAATTTAGCCGCTAAATTTCTTGGAGCACCATATGTGGCGCAGACTCCTTGTTTACTCATTGTGCTTTCTCACCGCCTGGCTGCCTGTCAACCAAGCACGCGCGTTCTTACCGGCATTTGCCCCCGTGGTGATGGCTATGGCCGAACAAGCCGCAATCTGGACGGGCAGAACCCTAGCTACTCGTCTGGCCGTCCAGTACGCCGCGGGTGCTGCTGCTGTTACTGCTGTTGCAATATCAACTCCGCCGTTGCTTAAGAACTTCGCAAAGGAGGATTTGAAGATCGACCCCTACGGTATGCTTTCTTTCCAGCTCAAGCGTTACGGGATAACTCTCAATGGTGATAGCCTTGATAACGTCAAACGTTGCGACTTTTCTTCTTCAGGATTTCTTGATTGTGATCTTATGAAGGAGTTCAGTTACTCCCCCTACGCCGATTCAACCCCAGTTTCTAGCTGTATTCCTCCAGACAGATTTACAGGCCTTCCTGACCCTTCCAGAAATAAAAGTGATGACCCTTATTACAAGCAAGGTGACAAAGCCTTAGATATGGCCACCTGTGTTTCTTATATCACTGAGGAAGCCAACAGCGTCCTTTCAATCCGTACATCACAGTATTTGGATACCAACCCGACATGTAAGTTCTACCGTGAGGATGTGACCCCGCCAAATAATACTATTGTTCGCTTTTTTAACCGCTGTGAGGCCAATCCCTTATCTAAGGTTTTCTTTGGTGTTTCAGGTACGAACTACCGCTATGCCTATGATGTTGACATTGTCGTTAATGAATACAGAAATGACACAATGGTTAAATCATCCGTTGTAACTTCTGCCGTTTCATATGATTACCAAACTGCTTTGCTTAAAGTTGAGTCAACTAATAAGGAAGAGGTTTTGGAAGAGTCGGTAGCGAGTGTTCTCGATGGTGTCAGCGTTGATGGTACTATCCCTGATCACTATTTGCAGGACATGAAAAATCCAGGCACCCGCCTTCCCAAGCCTCACCTGGTAGATAACTCGGTTGTCATTCCGGTTAAGCCTGATAACCGCCCAGACTTCGATATTATTGGGACACCTCCCGTTGTATTACCATCGGGTAAGCCACTACCTCCCGTCACTGACCCAATATATGGTGATGCCATTAATTCCGTTATCACCGGCAAACCGACTACAGACCCAGATGCTGGCGCAATTGCTGGCGGTGTAATTCGCCCAGTTATCACCGGCCCGAAACCAACCGTTCCAGGTGAAGGTGGCAATACTGGATCAGGCTCTGGGACGGGAACTGGTTCTGGGACTGGCTCGGGAACCGGCACAGGCTCCGGTTCTGGCACTGGCACTGGCACTGGCACTGGCACTGGCACTGGCACTGGCACTGGCAGCATACCCAGCTCTGTTACCGTCTCCAACCTTGGCGGCCTGGAATCTCGTCTCGACCGCACCAATGAGCTATTGGCTACGACTAACGCCGTTGACCTTCATGGCGTAGAAACGCGGATTGATGAAACTAACCGGCTGCTTTCCGACACCTTAACAACCAGTGTCCCCGCGCAAACCCTGCCCGATACCGCACAGGGAACCTCTTGGTGGAAGTCTCGTTATCCTGCAGGGATGGCAGGTGTATGGAGCGGATTCACGCAAGAACTGCAACATACCGCGCTTTTTGACTGGCTTAATGGCTTCCGCCTACAGCTGTCAGGGGGAGGGGAATACCCTACCTGGACAATCTGTTTTGACATGGGGTTCGCTGACTTCGGTTGCCATCAACTGACCGTGCCGCCGAATGTCTGGATAGCCATTCGTGCTTTCGTCATCTTCTGCTCCGGCTTGCTGGCCAGACGTTTAGTGTTCGGCGGCTAAGTCCGCGCTGCTTGATTTTCTCATGCGAAAAATGAGGTGCTCTCATGCTTGATTGGTTTGCTCACCGCTGGAATGACTTCCTGAACCTGCTCTATTCACTGCTGCTCTCGCTCTTTGACATGCTCAAGGATTTGGCCTGCTTCCTCTTTGAAGCGACCTTGTCGATTGTTCACCTGGCTATCTCCGGCCTTGGCTCCATGCTCGGGGCCATGAACATCATTCAATACTTCTCCATGCTCCCCGCTGATGTGCAGAACATCATGGCGATAGCGGGGGTGAATGACGCCTCAGCCATCATTGTGACAGCGATTGGCGTTCGCCTGCTCCTCCAGTTGGTTCCCTTCACCAGACTCGGTTCATAAGGAGACAACATGGCACTAAACATCATTGTTGGCCGTCCCGGCTCTGGCAAATCGTATGAAGCAGTCGCATTTCACGTGATCCCAGCCATCAAGGAAGGGCGTCGGGTGGTCACCAACCTGCCGTTGATGATGGATCATCTGATCGCCGTGTTTGGCGAGGAGGTGAGGGATCTCGTTGAGGTTCGCCAGGATGGCTTTAGTCGGGAGCACGGCGCCATCAAGGCGTTCTCTGACCCCGAGCACTTCACCCTGGAGGAGTGGCGCAACGAGCAGGGGCAAGGCCCGCTGTTTGTCATTGATGAATGTCACTTCCAATACCCCCGAGCAGGGCGTAACAAGAAGGCGAGCGATGACCTCATCAACTGCCTGGAATACTTCTCCATGCATCGTCATTATGGCCACGACATTCTGTTCATGACCCAGTCCCTGGGGAAGGTGCACAAGGATCTGCGTGACATGATCGAGATCCAGTTCTTGGTCAGCAAACACGCCGCTGCGGGCTCTGATAAAACCTACACCCGCAAAGTGCTCGATGGTGCTGGGGCTCGCGCAACCTGCCTCTCTGAATCTGTTCGCCGGTACGACAAGACGTTCTTCCCGTTCTACAAGTCCCATACCCAAACAGAAGGCAGTGTTCAGGAGGCCAAAGCCTCCGACATTGTGCCGCTGTGGAAAAGATGGTGGTTGTGGTTGGCGGTGATCCTCATCTTCATCGGTGTCCCGATGAGCGTAAAGTCCCTGTTCAACATGCTGGGCAGTGATGACCCAGCTCCGGTATCTATGCCGGTAGAGCAGGCAGCGGCATCACCAGCGCCTTCTGACCCAGAAGTGAAGGCAACGGCACCCGTCATGCCGACTCCCCCCGCTAAAAGCGTGCAGGAAGCCCCATTCTCCAAGTTTGATATCACCATTACCGGCTGGGCGGATACATCCTATAAGGACAATACCGGTAAGTTTCATACCCAGTTCGAGTACTACCTGGAAGCCAAGGGCAACAATGCCTATTCCTTCCCGATGAAACTGAGCGACTTAATGATGGCCGGTTATCAGGTCTATTCCCTTGGGCCTTGTCTGCTGCGCTTGGTATATGATGAACGGGAGCATTTTCTGTACTGTCAGGGCAACAAGCCCCAGCAAGAAAGCTCGGCAACGATGGCTCTCGCTGCGCTTCCCCTGAACTAGCGCCTCCACGTATTCCAGGAACAACCTTGAGAAGGGACCCCCGCTTGCGGGGTAGTGTCTCAAGGTTGGTCATGGGCCCCGAGTTTCGCATGCGAAACTTTTGCGCATGCGCAATTTCTCGTTGGCCCCATCCATTCGTAGCCTGGCTGTCATTTTCGGCTAGGGGGGGTGATTATGCGTAGGTCATCCCTCTTGGTGTTCATCGGCGATGCGGCTCGGCTGAGCAACTTGTTGCTCTGATGAGACGTATCCAGCAAGCGCGCACGCTGCTTTTGTGAACCACATCGGCTCTTGCGCGCGCTAGATGCCCCGCGCTGACCCTGGGGGGGAGGGGGCATCGGCGGCCCCAGAGTCCACTGTCTTTAATAGTGGACTCTTGTCTCAAAATGGGACATTTGTGGTTTCAGAATATCGACTAAGGGGAGGGGACATGGTTCCAAGAGATGTTCGGGTGCAGCTAAATGAGCAGTTGGTTGAACTAGCCAATTCCTATTGCCAACACTATGGCTCCAAGCACGATGCATTGTCTGCTTTAGGTGAGGATCTTCTGCGTTTGGCTGATCAAGGTGTCCATGATGGTTCTTCGTCATGGATCGCATTAATACAGGAGTTGTGTCGCCGTAGTGGTTAA